TCTGCAAATTTAACACCGTTAACTACGATTTGTTTACCGGCACCTGCCGATAATCCGAACCACTTCTTTTGTATAGGTCTTCCCATAGGGCATCTCCATTATAATAAAGAACTATTTCCTTATATGCGCTATTTATCAGAATTCTATTCTGTTGACGGGTTATATAATATGTTGCATAATAGCAGCTAATGTTTAAACATAGAAAGATTACACATGAAATTAGATGTTGAAGTAAACGAGATTGTTTTGTCAAATGTCGGGACCACTGGCGAATACCGCATTCGTAATTCTGCAAAAGCATTTAAAATTCTTTCAGACGGTTTGTATTCTAACAAAATCCGTGCTGTTATTCGTGAACTCAGTTGCAACGCACTGGACTCACATGTAGGCGCCGGTAAGGCAGATATTCCGTTTGAAGTACATTTGCCCACCATGCTCGAACCGTGGTTTTCTGTTAGGGACTTCGGACTCGGCCTTAGCGGTGATCAAGTAACAAATATTTACACCACTTATTTCGAATCTACAAAGACTGATTCCAACGACTACATTGGTGCACTTGGTCTTGGTAGTAAATCACCATTCAGCTACACTGAGAACTTTACTGTCACAGCCATTAAAGATGGCATGAAGAGAATCTACAGCGCATTCATTAATGAAATGGGCGTACCGAGTATTGCAGAGATGAGTGAGGAACTCACTGACGAAGGTAACGGCGTTGAAGTTAAATTCAGTGTTACAGATCGGTATGATTACAATAGTTTCGTTCACGAATCACAGGAAGTATTTAAGTGGTTTAAAAATCAACCAAAAATTACTGGTGTGAATTTTAACTATTCTACACCCGACTATAAAGAACAAAATATTGTGCCAGGTGTGCATATTCTTAATAGTGGTAATTCCATGGCACTAATGGGAAATATTGCATATCCACTTAGCAAAATGTCTGAACCAGAGAAGCACTTTGGCGAACTTGCAGGTTTGTTAAGTTGCAGCATCTTGCTTGAATTTGACATTGGCGAATTAGATTTTGCAGCATCACGCGAAGAACTTAGCTATGTTCCACTAACTATTAATAGCATTAAACGCAAACTGGAAGAGCTCAACACAAATCTTGCTGCCCACTTTGCTGCAAAGGCCGATGCTATCGCCGATGAATGGGCCCGAGCAGAATTTTTGTACGAAGAGTCGCGGTCGCGGCTGTATAGCACAGCAGTCAAGAAATATGCAACTGATACAAAGTTTCCACTATACGATCCCACAGCCTATTACGGTAAGAAAACATTTGTATATCATGTTAAAGATCTAACTGCCCGCGGCCTTAGCATTTCTGCATTCCAGACATCGAGCGGAACATCACGTGGTAAAATTGGAAATGGTGGATTGTATGTAGGTAATGACTATATTAACACTATGTCTATTCCTGTAGATGGTGCAGTTATTATTGTGCTTAATGATTTAAAGACTGGTTGCGAATCGCGGGCCAGATACCATTATACCAAGTTGCGTCGACACCAGGCCAGTGTCTATTGTGTGTCGCATACTGACGCAGATATTGCAGTTCGCCAAGTTGAGTATGACAAGTTGATTGCCGAATTGCATAATCCGCCGACGATTATTAAGGCCAGCGAGCTTGACAAGCGTGCACCTGTAAAACGCGAACCGTTGTCTAATGCTGGTATTGCATTTATGTCGGTGAAGCAGTCGTCTAGGTACGGATATTCTGACTCGTACATGTGGTCACCTGCACAAGGGAAGCTCGACGATGCTACAAAGTATTACTATGTGTGCCTCAACGGGCATCAGCCAGAATCATTAGATGGAAAACCATTCAATGCTACACATTTAAGGGTACTTATGGATAACTCCGGTGTTTCTGATATCAGTAATATCGTTATTTACGGTGTTCGTAAAAACAGGATTAAAGATATTAAAGACCGCCCAAATTGGATTTGGGTTGAGGAAAAACTTAAAGAAGAAATTGCAAAGGTGTCTGACGCCCACGTAAAGGGGTTAGTTGCTGCAAGTATACTTGACCATTACACCGTGAGGCCGTATACTGATTCGAGGGTAATTCATAGGATTTCACCCGACTCTGACTATGCTAAGTTTACAAAAGAATGCAATAGCATTAAACGAGCCACCGGTAATGTAGCCGAGCTGGTTGAATTGTGCAGTAAATACGGTAAGGTAGTCCAGGCTGAAGCAGTTAAGAAAAAACTCGAAGATGCTAAGAGTCTGATTATTGCAAAATATCCATTGATTCAGCACGTGGGCGGCGCACCTGCAAACGACATTGCAGATTACATTACGATGATTGATAATCAACCAACCATTTGACATTATGCGATAGTTAGTTTATAATATACAACATACAAAGGAAGTAACATGACACAAGCAGTACCTTATTTGCTCCAAGGCAAAAATATCATTTTAGTAGTTGATGGCAAGAGCCACACTATCTCCAAAGACACCCACATGAACTACGGCAAGATTGTGGATGCATTAAAATCCAAGGATTGGGATGAATTGCGTGAGTTGGTTGAACCAGCTAAAGCCATTGTTAACTTTGGCAAGGGATATGTTAAGATTGAAGACGGTGTAGTATATTGGAAAGGTTCTCCTTTCAATAACGCATTGTCCACTCGTATGATTGAGATGTATCAAGAAGGATTCCCCATTGACCCGATGGTCCGATTTATGGAAAACTTGATGGCAAATCCATCTAAGCGCTCTGTGGACCAAGTATACGGCTTCCTCGAAAAGAACAACCTGCCAATTACAGAAGACGGTCACTTTCTTGCATTCAAGAAAGTAAAAGCAGGCACATACAAGGATATCCACAGCGGTACCATCGACAATAGTATTGGCCAGGTGGTCGAAATGGATCGTAACTTAGTTGATGACGACCCGGACTCACATTGCTCCACCGGTTTGCACTTTTGCAGCATTAGCTACCTTAGTAGCTTCGGTGGCCACAGCGATCCAATCATGATTCTTAAGATCAATCCAGCTGATGTGGTAAGCATTCCTACCGATTACAATGGTTCTAAAGGCCGTTGCATGAAGTACGAAGTTATTGCCGAAGTTGTCGGCGATCCAGCAGATGCATTTGCTTCTGTAGTTGACAAGAAATATGCACCAGCTAAAGCACCTAAAGCAGTGTTGAGCCCACAAACAGTGTGGCCATTTAGTATCAGCCCTGCAGTCAACACATGGCCAACACCTACACCGGCTGTAGACACTGGGTATTCGTTGCTGCGTATGCGTGGTGGTCAAGTTGTTGCAACTGGGCTTACATTGCAAGAAGCACGCGATAAGGTGTCCGCTGCTATTCGTCAGAAGAAAGCAACATTGGTTATTAGAGATAGCCACGGTAATCCAGTTAAGTAATACCTAGGTTGGGAGTTTATCTCCCACCTTAGATATAATGCGTAGGATATTGCTCTCATTACTGTTAGTCTGTTCGTTGAATGTGCTTGCAAAAGGCAATGACACGGCCGAGCCAGTAATAACATCTATACAAATAAGTAGGATGTTAGATGATAAGCAGAATACCGAAGCACTGGTTGATTTGATAGATAAAGAAGAAAAAGTTTCAGCATGTATGCAAGAGTACACTAAGAAACAGTCGAAGTCGTATTCAAAAATAGCACAAGATAACTTGTATGGGTTGATACGTAACTTTGATAGCATTGTTGCAAAAATATATGGTAAAAAGGGTTTACCCGATGATATACCATATGAAGAAAAAATAGAGCTACTGGCCCGAGTGCAGTGCGATGCTTATTATAAAATGGGAATTTTAAAATAAGAGTTTAATGTGTGGTGTGGTAACACCGGTTGAGTACCTGTAGCTAGTAAGTATAGCCTATGTTAAAAATGCTGTCGACAGCATACATGCTTATATGATGAGCGGAGCAGCACTTTCTTTTACCAGAAGGAATGTAACTGCGGAGGACCCTTGATACAGGACGGGGAATTTAGGTGGGGAACCTGAATACACATTTGGTGGTAGTGGATTAAGTCTGCTACCACTTTTTTATGGAGTAAAATATGTTAAAACTAGGTATTGTTGGGCACGGATTTGTCGGTAAAGCAATGCACGCAACATTTGAACATAATGCTGACTTTGTTGTAGTTGACACAAAATACTATGGTGTCGGCGTGTGTGACTTAATAGATAGAGATTGCGTTTTTATATGTTTACCTGCACCCACGTTGGATGACAGTAGTGTCGATGCATTGCTGATATATAATGTTTTCCGGCAGTTATCTGAACTAAAATATACGGGTATTGTTGTACTTAAGAGTACGCTGCCTCCTAACATCGTACAGGATTTATTCGACTCTTTTTGTATAAAAGATGAAGGTATTGGTGCACTTAGGTATGTATATTCTCCAGAGTTTTTAAGGCAAGGTACCTGGTTAGCAGATGCATTATCCCCCGGCAGGATAATTTTAGCAGGGAATTACTTTGATTGTAGTGCTGTAAAGCAACTATATCATAGACACTCTCATGTACCACAACATACACGATTCATATTATGTGATTACAAAGAAGCTGCATTACTTAAGTATGCTGCAAACACATTTCTTGCTACTAAGGTTGTGTTTATGAACCAACTTAACCAACTTTATACTGATGTTTGTGGATCTCCCTTACCGGAAACATGGAATGCGTTTACAGACATGCTATCATCTGACACCCGTATAGGAGACAGTCATATGCAAGTGCCCGGGTCCGATGGAAATTATGGATACGGTGGCGCATGTTTCCCTAAGGATATGAAGGCATTAGCTGGATTTGATGTAAATGGCCGCATGACTGTTGCTAAGGAAGCAGAAGAAGTTAACACCCAACTTCGGTTGACTAAACCACTGACCTAAAATAAAATAAGGCATGAGCACACAAAACATTGCAGAAACCTTACGACTAGTCAACCTTATCGATAAAAAAGGTGGCGAGCCTTTAGCCGACTTTTTGTTGAATCTTGAAAAAGACAAACTTATGGCTGCCAGGCAACAGAACCTAGATTTGCTGTTTGCCGAAGCACGTAAATACAGGGTAAGATTTATTTTCATAGGCAAAGCAGAAATCTGCGGTTGTGAAGATAAAGATGATATTGGTGGTACATGGCCTGCAATGTGGGCTATTGCCAAAACACTAGGGTTCCGTGGATCATGCGGAAATAGTGACCAATATCAATGCCATAATGCCGATAAAGTATTTCCTGCAGAAGCCTACGGTGCGTGGGATTTAAAGTTAAAGAAGAAACTAACTAAAGAAGAGATTGTTAAAAAGAAATTTGGATTTGTAGTGACTGAGCCAAATGAATATGCATAAAAGTTATTCCAATAGATAAATACATTTAACAACTACCTTTAGGACCGTTGTGGCTACTGCTGTTAAATGCAGGCGTCTGGGGCAAACAATTCGCTACTGTTTGCCCCTTTATTCTATTTGGAGTAGCTATGAGACTTTTTGAATTATTTGAAGCAAAATCTGACAAGAAAAAAGTCCCCGCCACGACTCCACGAAACTTTGTAGCGAAAAACGCAAAAACATCCGGCGCAGGCGCGCACACATCTAAGAAGTTTAATCGTAAAGAAAAGCATAAAAACGCCGATTCTGACGAATAAATTCTCTCATATTTCCCACACTATATAAATATCCTCTGAGCAACTGACCAGAATAGTTGCATTTCTATTTTAGTTTAGGCTAAAATAGTCTTAAGTTCAAAAGGATAACAAAATGGCAGGAAAGAAAATGTCCGGAGTATATGTAAGTTGGCCAAAACCAGACTTCGAATACACCGTAAAGACTAACAAACACTTTAGAAGAAACTTCCACGGAGCAATGCTCTATGCTCATTACGAGTTGTCCGCTATAGAGTTAAAACGTGAAGTAACAAAGTATCTTAAGGCAAAAGACCCTAAGAATGAATTACTCGAGCGTATTAAAGATATGCACGAAAATAGATTTGCTACAGTAGGTAAGTACATGTATCTGTTAAATCACGGATGTGATATACCGGATGATATAATGCAGGGACTTATGCCCGCCTTGGAGAAAGTTGTTTATGAAGAAGAGACTAGGATTGCGTCAGCGGAAAAAGAGGCAAGGAATATCGCAGTCAAAAATGACACTAGTGCAGAGGCTCAACCGGTTGTTAAAAGCGTTATCTCTATCCAGGATAGATTGCGTGACAAGGCTAGAGAAGTTGCGGGGGAAGTGGAGGGGTGGATAGATGATTTTATGTGTGATAAAAAACAGGCTGCAAAAACTGTAGAAGAATTTGTAAACTTGTTTAAATCCGCAGACCTGAAGGCCCCACACATGCGGCATATCCGTGATATCTTTGAACGCCGTGCACAGGAAATATCCGAAGCTGCTGAGGGCAAAGACAAGGATCTTGCAGAAGCATATTCGAACTACACAAAACCAGAGCTTAAGAAGTTTGACCTTTTCCACAAAAATCTGCTAAAAGCTTGCGTAATGATGCAAGAGGTTGCTAAGGTAGAACGTGCACCGCGTGTAAAGAAAGCTGTATCCTCTGAAAAAGTAGTATCAAAACTAAAGTATAAGAAAGATGATAAGGTGTTGGGCATTGTAAGTATGAATCCAACTAGCATAATAGGTGCCAAGGAAGTGTGGGTGTTCGACACAAAAACACGTAAATTAACAAAATACGTTGCAGATGATATAGCAGGGACACTATCTGTTAAAGGTGCATCGATTATAGGCCTAAATACAGCGAAATCTACAAGCAAAACGCTAAGATACCCCGCTACACAGTTAGCAGCATTTAAAAAATGTGGCAAAGTACAATTAAGAACATTTATGGAGGATATTCCTACAGTAGGAATATCCCCATCCGGTAAGATAAATGAGAATCAAATTATATTGAAAATAGCATGAGATTATTCTTAGATACAGAATTTACAAAATTAGAACCAGGCTATAAGCTAATCAGCATAGCCCTGGTTGATGAGGATGAGAATTTCTTTTATGCTGAGTTAACTGATACATACACACTTGATGATTGTAGCGATTTTGTGAAGACAGATGTATTGCCGTTGTTGCGTGGCAGAGAATGCAGAATGACGGAATATGATTGTAAATTGGCAATGTGCAAGTGGATTGAAGAGCGCAATGTAGAATGTGTGTTATGCACTGATGCCCCGAGTTGGGATTTTCCTCTAGTTGCACCGTTGTTGGAACCGTGTTGGCCCGAAAATCTAAGCAAAGAAGGCACCTTAATCCGTGTTCCGTTTAACGTAGAGCAGGATTTAATTATAAAGTTTAACTACGATGTTCACAACGCTTTAGATGATGCATTAGTGATGAAGAAGGGAACACTCGGTTATTGATAAATAATGTATCACTGGAGAGATGATACGTTATGTCCGCACAGATTACACCGAAAGTTTTGTTGAAGAAGCAAATTGAGCTTATGCTCGGTTCGCAAATGGTTGACGTTGAATTAGACGTGGAGCACATTGATCTTGCCATAGCATTAGGTATCCAAAAATTGCGTCAGCAATCGGATGGATCGATGCTCGAGAAGGACATTTTTTTACACCTAACACGAGACATAACAGAATATACTCTCCCTGAGGAAGTGCAAGAAGTACGACGTCTATACCGCCGTGGTGTCGGTGCATACACTAATGGTGGGGTAAACTTTGACCCGGTTGATGCTGCATTTTACAATATCTATTTGTTACAACCAAATAGATCTGGTGGTCTAGCAACCTGGGATCTTTATAATGGTTATTTGGAAACTGCTGAACGTGTTTTTGCAAGCCAACTTAATTTTACTTGGGATTCTAACAATCACAAGTTAACAATTATTCGTCGCCCAACAGCAGACGAGGAAGTTTCTGTTAGAGTGTATGCAAAAAAATCCGAAGATGATATTATAAATGACCCGTATACTGGCCCTTGGTTGCTAGCTTATTCTACAGCGAAAGCAAAATATATACTTGGAGAGGCTCGAGATAAATTCCCGTCTGGTTTCCCTGGTCCTAACGGAAACGTTATGCTCAATGGTGCCACATTAAAACAAGAAGCCCAGATCGAAATCGATAAGCTAGAAAAAGAGTTACTAAATATGGTTACAAGTGGTGATGGATATGCATTCATTATCGGTTAACAGCTTATAACTAAATCATTAACCCCTAACTTAGATTGTGTATAACTACATGAACTAACTTAGGGGTTCTTTATGATTGTTGGCATCAGCGGGTTTATTAGTAGCGGCAAAGGAACAGTGGCAACACAGCTTACTGAAAAATACGGATTTAGAAAAGACAGTTTTGCAGCAAGCCTTAAGGATGCCTGTGCAGTCATGTTTGATTGGCCACGCGATATGCTGGAAGGCGAGACAGCAGAATCCCGTGAATGGCGCGAACAAGTCGACGAATGGTGGGCAACAAAACTAGGCATACAAAATCTCACACCAAGACTTGCATTGCAACTTATAGGTACGGATGCATTGCGCAATAATTTTAGCGATGCTATGTGGTTTACTACATTAGAAAACCGCATCCGTAAAAATCCTAGTCAACATGTTGTTATCAGTGATGTGAGATTTCCCAATGAGATTAAGTTCATTCAGGATATGGGCGGTGTGATGATTAAGGTAAATCGTGGTGCATCACCTGTGTGGTATGAAACTGCTATACTTGCTAACAAGGGTAACTCTCTAGCAAAGAACGCAATGACATCTACCTACTCTGATGCACACTTCAGTGAGTGGGCGTGGGTTGGTGCAAAATTCGATTATGAGCTAAATAATGATAGCACACTAGACATACTCACTGCTCAAATAGATGAAGTAATCACACGATTATTATAACCCTACTCCGTGTTGTTTGCAGCGCCTTTAATGGTCTTGTTGATAAATACTACAACAAGAAGCAAACCTTCATAGGAGTTAAACAACAATGGCAACATTAGTATCACCTGGCGTAAGTATTTCAGTTATTGATCAATCGATCAATGTTGGTGCAGGACCAGGTACAGTACCTTTAATCTTTATCGCTACACAGCAAGACAAATCCGATCCTACAGGAACTTCTATTGCAGTTGGCACAACGCAAGCTAATGCAGGCAAAGTATATTCTATTACATCGCAGCGTGATTTAGTATCTACATTCGGCGATCCAGTATTCTACAGCGTTAGCGGAACATCTCTTAACGGATATCCACTAAACGAATACGGACTTTTAGCAGCATATTCATACTTAGGTATTTCGAATCTATGCCGTGTTGTTCGTGCAGATATTAACACATCCCAGTTAGAAGCATCGCCCGATCAACCTACTAGCCCAGCCGCAGTGGGTACATACTGGTTAGACGAAACATCTTCGGGTTCTGCATATGGCTTATTTGTTCGCTCTGGTACATTTCCTAACGAAACATGGGTGGTAGTTACACCTAAATTCAAATACAATTTTTCAACAGGTACAACTAATGTACCGACACCGGCAGACGGTGTCAACGGAGATTACGCGGTTGTATATCAAACAGCATCTGCTACATTATCCTATTGGACTAAGGTTGCAGGCGTGTGGACACAACTAACAGGTGCAACAGGTGCAACAAGTATTGTTATTCAGTCTGTATGGCCTGATCTTACAAATGTGTTGACTACTCAGGAGCACTGGATCAAGACAACAGCACCTGCTCAGGGCGCAAATATAGTATTACGTAAAATGGATACTACCGTGGCAGCATTTATACAAGTTGAAGCACCTATACTAGCAGATGATACAGCAGCAAATACCTACTATGGCACTGCCGCTTTAGGGTCTGCCGGCCAGATTTATATTCAACCTGTTCCTGCAGGTACTGCCGACTCTTTACAATTCAAACAAGCCACCGGCGCTACTGGTCCATGGGCTCCATTAGCAACAATCATTGGCTCACAGTCTGTTCCTACACAAGGCCCTGCAAATGGTCAGCTTTGGTTTAATGCACTATTAGGTTTAGACAGCAACGGTCAATCTACAGTAGATATTCTTGTTAATGATGGTGCTGACCACTGGCTAAACTGCAACCTACCAGGTTTTACACTACCGGGTGCAGTTGGTAATCCTACATTGTATGCACAATCTGCCGATCCACGCGATAATGTATTAGCGCCTGTATTGGTTACTGGCGATATTTGGGTCGATACAGATGTTGCTCCATATCCAGTTATTAAGCGTTGGACAGGAACTGCATGGGCACTTGTAAACAATACTGATCAAACAACACCTAATGGTATTATATTTGAGGATGCTCGTCCTAATCCATTATACAAGTTAGGTGGGACAGTCGGCACCGGCGACAATAACGGCGGCGGCGACAACCCAGACTTAGATGCAGACGCACCGCAGGCTGCATTGTATCCAAAGGGCTTCCTATTATGGAATACACGCTTTTCAACAAACAATGTTAAGGTATGGCAATCCCCGTATGTGTTTGACAGCGTAACTGCTTCTCCAGACAATACTAACAATGGTTCTACCGGACGTTGGGTCAACTCATCTGGAAATAATCCAGGTGGTGCACCATACATGGGCGCAGCAGCACAAAATATTTGTATTGTCCGTGCTATCCAGTCTACTATTGTTTCAAACGAAGAAATTCGTGCAGAAGACTTATATTTTAATCTTATTGCAGCGCCTGGTTATGTAGAAGCAATCGACGAAATGCTTGTGTTAAATGAAGACCGTAAGCAGACAGCATTTGTTGTCGGCGATACACCATTTACATTGAACGCAACCGGCACAGCATTGCAAAACTGGGCAACAAATGCAAGTGTAGCGTATGGCAATGGTGCAGATGGCCTGGTATCAGCAAGCAAGTATTTTGCTGCATGGTATCCAAGCGGATTGAGCACAAACGTCGATGGTACGGATGTTGTTGTACCTCCATCACATATGGCTTTACGAACTATTGCGTATAACGATCAGGTTGCTTATCCGTGGTTTGCTCCAGCAGGCCTACAGCGCGGTGTGGTTAACAATGCAGCATCTGTCGGCTATGTTAATGCAAGCGGCCAATATATTCCTACAAAGTTAAATGAAGGCCAGCGCGATATTTTATATGTAAATGGTGTAAATCCAATCCGTACAATGCCAACCGGCGGTATTGTTGTATTTGGCCAGAAAACACGCCAGGCGTATTCTAGTGCAACAGATCGTATCAATGTGGTTCGTTTAGAAAACTATCTACGCTATCAGTTAAACATGCTTGCTGCTCCGTTCTTGTTTGAACCAAACGATTCTACAACACGCAAGGCAGTTAAGGATGCATTTGATCGCTTCTTATCTGAGCTTATTACATTGCGCGGCCTATACGACTTCTTAGTTGTTTGTGATTTAAGCAACAATACACCGGCTCGTATTGATAGAAATGAATTGTGGATTGACATTGCAATCCAGCCAGTTAAGGCAGTTGAATTTATTTACATCCCAATTCGTATCAAGAATACAGGATCTAGCTTATCAGCATAAGTGGTAAGTAACACAAAATACCGCCCAGCAAGGCGGTATTTTCTTTTATGCTATTGTTAAAATATGGTGATAAAAATTTTCTCCAAAATAGATAAATAGTATTAGCTTACATAGCAGGAGAAACAGATGGCAAATTTATCAAAATTCGGTATTCCATTAGACGGAAACAAGCTTGGTATTCTACACCCAAAGCAGAAATACCGCTTCAGAGTCGTTTGGCAAAATTTTGGTGAGAATAACGG